AAACAGCTTCAACATGAGCTTAAATAAGCGCCTCATGCCACCTTCTGCCAGATTCCTTGCCATTACCTCTACCTGAGCCGCGCCGCCTTGTGCGGTCAACTGAGCCGCCGTAGCGGTAGTGTTCTGGAGAGCATCTGGATCTAGGCCCATAGCGGCCCTAGAAACGCCTGTCTTGCCCTCAATCATCTGATCCATATACTGGATAGCCGTAAGTGTTTGCGCAGCCACAAACGGCACAGAAATGTCTTGAATGGCGTTTGGAGACTTCATGCGGATAATGCCGCCAATCTCGTTATTTAAGAGGTCGTCTACGTTGACCTGATTTTCAACAAATCCAAGTCTTGGATTGTTAGTTAATGCCACGTTATCTAGTACGCCACGAAGCATAGCTGTGGCCGCATCTTGATCGGTCATGATCAAATCTGCCACAGATCGACCAAAGAATGCGTGTGGCTCTGGATCTATCTCAAATATGGCGAATGGAACTTCTGTCCAAGGCTCATAATCCAATAGCTGATAATCATTGCCGCCAAGAATAAATTTGTATAACTGGGCAACTCCAGTGCCTTCGATATCCATCTTCATGTAGGCTTCGGTAATTGCCACCAATTTCATTGACAAGTCTGGAGTTTGATCATCTTCGTCCATCTGGTATCCGCGACGCTCAAAATCTTCTTGCTCTGAGTATGTGTCACTTGAACCAATTCCGGTTAGCTTTGAGACTTGATCAAAATCGTATCCCATGTTGACAACGTCAGATACACGCATCTCGGTGCGATGAGCTATGACATAGAAGTCATCAATTGATCGAGCGTTTCTGTCCACCATAAATTCCTCTGGCGGAACTGATTCGACCTTTAACTGCCCTTTTTCATTCTTTCGTATAATCGTGACAGAATGTTCTCTAGCTTCCATTTCCATGCCCATTTCATCAATGGACATAGAACTTTCTTCGCTATGCTCAATAACTTCAATGTCATCTTCACTAACAATTGCGGTAAATTCATCATCGGTTAGATTCGTATAAGAGTATGTTTCAGATTCTGTATATTTGTCCCAATATACCTTTAGAACTCCAACTTTCTTAACTAATGCGTCATGGAACGCATCATTTACAATGCGATATCCACCAATCTCGCTAAATGCCCAGTGCATATATTGAGTAGCCATTTGAGCCGTTGCTATATCCTCTGGCCCTTTTGGAACGTACTCAACAGGCTTATCGGTAGATAGAAACACGCGCATAAGGCTTGGCTTAATAGCTCGAACCGTGTCGCGTACTTTAGTGGCAACTACTTTCGATCTGCCGTCCTCTTGGCCAATATCCACTTCGCCATCAAAGTAGCGTTGTGCCTTAATCCTATCTTCTGCTATTTCGCTTTCAATGAAGTCAACAGCATCTTGTACAGCATTTTGCACAATGCCTTCAATCTTCGTTTTATCCATGCGCTCTGGCTTCATTTATATTCCCTTATGGCATTATAGATTCTACGGCTGACTCAACACCTTCAGCAACTCCGCCTGCTTGTTGAATTGCATACGTTTTTATAGCCCTAATTAATTGATCTTTAGTTTCTGGCCCTAATTTTGGATTTGCCAAAACTTCTTCAATCATTTTATTTACTCTTGCGCTTTGAGATCCTCTGGCCATTCCTTTGCCAGCTATAGATGCTCCAGTTGACAATCCAGCTACAAGTGCCGTTTTTCCTAAATCTCCAGTTAAAGCATAAGTGCTTCCTGGAAGTGCGGCTCCAGTAGCCATTCCAACAATTCCTCTACCGCTAAATCCAAATTGTTGTAGGAATCTTCCCATAGATTGTAAGTTTGTTTGTTTTGAAGCATCTCTTATTGCTTGTATTTCTTTTTCATTAAAGAAAGGCTCATAACCTTTGTCAATTCTATTTAGCAAGTCTCTAAGTCTACCTTGCACAAGTTTATATGCGTCTCCGCCTTGATCTATTGCATTTCCAGCAATATTCAACTGAGTCAATATGTTGTTAGCATTTGATGAGCGTCTCCACAACTCATTGGCCATTTGGAATTCTGGCCCAAGTTGAGATCCAATTCTATTTTTATATTGTTCCCAGATGTATGAAAGCATTGCTTTTTCTGAGCCTACTGCGTCCTCAATTGCATTCTGGATACTTCCCCTATCAGACATTGCTTGAGCGCCGGTAACATAATTTTGGCGATCTCTTGCTCTCAATGTGCTTAATATTTCTTTTGTTTTTTCAAAATCTTTTTTAATTACTTCTCTTCCAGCATCATCTATAAATGTATGTCCATTTTGTTTTGCAAAGTTAAATACATCATTCTCCAATCCTTGAAAAAGAGTTGGATCTATTAATAGATTTTTATTATCACGAATTCGAGAATAAAGATTAGATGCTTCCTTTCTTATTTCAGAAGAATATACTTGATATGGATTTGTGCCTTCAAATTTTTGAAAACCTTTTGATACGACAGATTTCAATCCTGCAGGAACAAGAGAAGATGTCACACCTATGATTGGCTGTAACCATTTTGGAATATCTCCGTCAGTTAATTCCAAAGCGGTTTGCTCTCCAAATGCGGCCGCTAAACCTGGTATAATTTGTCTGAATCCACCGAATCCAACAGATCCTGCGCCATATTCTGCTCCCCGTCTGACAAATCTTTCTGCGCCAGTTTGCGGAGGCATTTCTGACGGTCTGTTTTCAAATTTTAATGTATCAATATTAAAAAATGGTATTTCAAGACCTTTTTTTAACATTTCAGATCCCATAAATGGCTCATCAGTCTGAGGAAGCCCAAGAGCCTTAGCGGTAGGATTAACAACTAATCCAGTTAACAAATCAACAGGCAGCCCAACAAGATTAGATATTCCAGTAACTGCTCCGCCAATAGCTTGAGTTCCAAGACCGCCACTTGGCGTGTTTTGAGAAATCTTAACTGCCTCTTTAGCATCAAATGCGGTTATATTTTGAGATACATCTGATCTTGGATCTTTAATGCGAAAAGTTTTTGGATCTCTTGTTTCAGATTGAAACTTTTGAACCGCCATATCTTTTGTATCAGCCCATACTTGAACAGCCTGTCCGGTGTTTGGATTTTTAAATTTATATATAGGCATTATTGAACTTCCTCAATTTCGTATTCAATACCGTCCTTTGTAACTGTTCCAGCACCTTGTGTGGTTGTGCTTTCAGAGTATTGAGCTTTTTTATCTGCAAGCCATTTTTGCATTTCTTTAAAACTATTAAATTCTTTTGGTTTTCCTTTTTCATCTACAAATATGGTTGGCGGAGATTCAATTTTTTGCATATTTCTTGATTCTTTATATTTTCCATAAACTCCAGAATCAAGATACTCGTTGTATGTATCAATTATGCCTTTTTGAATTTTTTGTCTTAAATAAGTCATGTACAGCAAAGCGGCTGGAGTTGTCTGAGTTGTTCCCGTAAGAACTTGCCTCAAAAATTCTCTTTCTGCCGGAGTATCAAGTCCTCTTGCTCCAATTCCAAGCTCTCCAATTGCGCCAAATACATCAGCACCAAGTGTTGCGTCAATCAATTGTGCGTCAGTTAATCTATTTACTACTTTCTCATCTCTATTTCCAAATCCAACTAAGAAGGAATCAACGCCTTTTCTAAATTCTGCAAATGGGCCAGTTTCAAATCCTTCTTTACCTTCGCTAACTGCGCCACGAATAATAGCGTCAGCAGTGTTATTTAAATCGGAAACCCTTCTAGCCGCTTTTGGCGCATTCCGATATATTTCGACATCTCCCTCGACAAGCAATTTACCCATTTCGTCAGAAACTTTATCTCCAACATTAATATTTGTCACAGGAGGCCTGCTTCCATATCCAGAGCGCTTTCCGGTTGTCTCGCTAACTTGGATTGGACCACTTGTTAATGGATCGTATCCCATTGCCTTATATTCTTCAGCAGTAAGCTCTCTAAATGTTTCTTCAGGCTTTTTGGTAAATTCAGCATATGCTTTATCAAAATCTAAAACACCAGTAGCTACTGCCTCTGCAAGATCCCTTCTGCCTTTGCTCAATAACCAGTTAGCGCCATCAATAGCGCCTTTGCGTTTTTGGATGCTTTCCATCTGACCTTGCAAAAATTGCCCCCATTGCTGGTTCGGGAATGTGCTTAATGAGTTTAGACCAATAGCCAATGCCAATAAAAATTCTTGGTTACCAAAAGTCTTTTGATAATGATCTTGAGAACCATAATTTCCAGAAAGCCTTTGTTGAGCTTCATTTAATTGATCAGCAGTTACTCCAGTATTTTCCCCGTTATATAAAACACTTCCGCTACCATCTTTTGCGTAATCAATTAAATCAGATTTGATGCCAACGCCTCCGCCTGGTTTAAGCCCTAATCTGCTTTCCCCTTCTCCAAGCCCATATTGATCAATATTTTGATTTTCTTCAATGTATTGAACTGGTGCCATAACTGGATCTATTGGAATTGGATTAGACCTATCAACAACGTCCCTAGGTGCGCCACTTATTTGCCTTTGCTCAACTCCTGGCTGTCCAAGTAATCCAGAAAATCTAGTTGGATTCATGCTCTCGTTTTCCATAGCAGACATGTAACCTGCTGGCGATCCAGATCGATAATCAACTCCAGCCTCTCGATCAATCCGAGGCTGTTGGCTTTGCGCCCTTATCATTTCAGGCGAATATCCAGCAGGGGATCCAGTAACATTTTGAACTGATTGAGGCTGAGATAAAGCCTGCAATATACCTGTCATTACAGGATTATTTGCAGACGAAGTAGGCATTGATGCCTGCGATTGATTGGAAATCCTATTTCGCCTTCTGTTTACAATATCATTAGCAAGAGAAGTAGCGTTTTCTCCTAATAAAGACAATCCTGTAGTATTAGGCTGAGGAGGAACAACTGTTCCTTGACGTATCATTTGACCATCAAATCCAGACTGATATCTTGGTTGTGGCTGACTAGGAATTGTTAATTCAATTGGATCAATCGTTAGCTCATTTGGCATTTGATTTTGGATTTGATTGTCAGCCTGATCTCGCAAAGTTCCAAGATACTCATAATCAATTCCAAGCCTATTAGCCATTTCCATTCTTGCGCGTTCTTGCGCTAAATGAGCTAACCTGTCTCTTCTGTTTCTTTGTAAATCTTCTTCTGTTATTGTTTCAGCAAATGAATCTCGAAAAGTAGCCATTATCTAGCCTTTTAAAAATATTTATTCAAAAACAGTCCTAGTCCGCTTGTATTAACTGGATCCAAGCCAAAATTTGTTGGAGCTTGAAAGTCATATGTATTAGGCATCATTGCATTGCCACCTGTTTGAACTGGCATCTTTAAGCCTGGTTCTGATATTCCTCCAGCACTAAGAGCATAGTCAGTTGCAGGATTTTTATTCTTCATAAATGCATTTGCGGCCATTTGAAGCCCATTGCCATCTAACTGCTGTTCTGTAAATTCAGCTTGAGGAAGTTGCCTTGGTTGTATGCCTAACAAGCCAACTGGCTGTTGTTGTGGAGCCACAGCTTTATTAGCTCCTATAATATTTTTCCCAACGCCAAGTTGATTTGGATCTGTATATAACCCGTAAGGATCAAAAGGATTAATCATGTCTTATCCTGCAGAATAAATTTTTGAATAATTAACTCTCAAATATCCATCATCCCCTTTAACAACAAATTCTGGATTGATTTTTTGAACTTCTTGAGCCAAAACTCCAACGGTTGGAAACTTATCTGCGCCGATAGCTTTACCAATCTTGTTCCATGCCCATTTGTACAGATTAATTCCGTTAGGAAGTTTTCCTATTTGCTTAATGTCTTTTTTAAGCCTTACGTCTGAAGTTGGAAACATTCCAGCTTGGGCGGCTATGCCTGCTATTGTAGATAGCATATTAAATAACCCAGGGCTTCCGCTTTGTGTTGTAGTGCTACCCATAGGAGTAGCTCCAATTGCGTTAGATACATAATTTATTGATGCCGCAGGTGCGCCAGTATATCCGGCGTATTGTTGTTTTGCCGCGTCTATCAATGCCTGCTGAACGCCTTGCTGTAGCGCGCCTTGTTGCATGAGATTTTGCTGTACCGTCTGTCCCATGCCAAATCCAAGATTTGAAATGTTAGCAAGCTGGTTAGCGGCGGCTAGACGTTGTTGTTGCCCTTGCAATCCTGCGCCAACGTTATATTGTTGAGCCGCCATTTGGTTCTGAATATCGGCTAATGCGGCCTGTTGCGCATTTTGGAATCCAGCCTGCCTTAATCCGGCAGACGATTGAGCCAACTGTTGTGCGACATTTCTACCTAATTCTGCCTCCATAACACCATGTCTAGATCCACCAAAAGCTCTAGCGGCTTGCGCTTGTGCGCCAAGATTGTTTATCCCCATCTGAGCGCCACGAAGAATATCAGCCTCATTAGCTTGGATAACTTCATTCGTGTATGGATTCATGTATGGAGCAATATTCGTAGTAGCTAATTGCCCAGCCTGCACTTGCTGTGGCGTGTATCCCATACCTTGTGCCGATCCAATTCCAGCGCTGTATACTCCCTGCGCGGCGGCTTCATTTACATTTGGAACTCCTGCGCCAGCCATATTATTTTCCTTTACTTAATATATATCTTTAGTATTTTCTAGGATTTTGATAATTGTAATAATGAATCCATTCACCAGTGTTTGGATCGTAATCAGAAACCAATCCATCTTCTCTACTTTTTACCAGTAAGTTATTTCCAAGAAGTTCCCACCCATAAGGAATAAATGAACCTGGCGCTTGACCACGTCCTGGAATAAAACTGACCCCTGAGCCAGCAACTGGAGCTATAGCACCTATTGGATTAAGCGATAAACCGCCAGGGCCATATCCAGTTGTTTTAGTTTCAGGAGAAGCATATCCAGGATCTGCCTGATCAGGCTCATTATATGGATCAACAAACAATTTGTTGTATTGAGCAACCTGTCCAGGCATCCTTGATTTATACTCAGCTAGAGCTTGCTCGTACAATGGGGCAGATGAATATGCTTTAAGACCGCCTTCAAATGTTTGTGGCTCTGGAGCCATGCCTTGCATTGCAGTTACAGATCCTCTAGGAACTAATCCGAACGCCTCTGCGGCTCCTATGTTTGCATTAAAAGCCGCCTCTTGAGTAGGATTAAAAGCGGCTATATCTGGGCCAAAATACGGCTGATATCCAATCTTTTGAGCAGTTTCAGCCCTTTCTAAGTTTCTTTGAGCATAAGGCCTCATCCAAGCTGGCATTTCAGTTGTTGAAGTTCGGCTTCCGCCACCTTTTCCGCCACTCATCTAAATCTCCCTTTTAAGCGTTGTAAACTGGTAATCCCAGCCTAACTTTTCTAGTACCTTTTCCCATCCAGGCCTTCCAGCTATAGTCATGACGGTACAGTTATTAGCCTTAGCAAACTGAGCAAATGGCTCATTTAGCTGTAAAATTTCGTTAAGCGTACCACCAGCTAAAAAAACGTGAAAGTGTTTTTGTCGAGGAAATTCAACAAATTCTGTTACCGCACAACTGTTCTCAAGAGGCCACAACTGATAACGGTGGCCAAGAACGCCGAGAGCAATATCGTCAAAACTGTGAGTGTTGCCAGAGTAAGCCAAAGCGTTTTCAATCCAAACTTTGCACCTGACAAGCTCTTCTGTAAGAGTGTTTCTAGCATTATTTGTCATTAAGCTATGCTTTTTATCATCAAAGTTACAGATGGAACTGCTGGGCAAAATGTTTCTGCCGCGTATGATTTCAAGGCTGTATCTAGGTCATCTACGGCAAACATTGCCTCTAAATAGTCATTTGCAGATACATCGAATATGGCCGCCCTTGCTATGGTTTTTGCCTCATCGTTATCGTGCATAGTTATTCTCATGGTGGAACCAGTTACGTCAGTTCCGTTTAACCTTGGCCAAAACCAAAATGTTTTTGCATTCGATGACTGAGAATTTAGTTGTGCAGTAAAGTGAATGTAGTATTTTCCTGCTTTTTGAAACACTATTCTACTGCTGGGACTGCCTACTGATATATTTTTTGAATATGCCGTTTGGCCCCAAGTTATAGCCGTTGCGGTGTCAATTGCTCCTGCGGTTTGATCGCTAAAATCTAAAAATGCGCCATATCCATAGCCCATGTATTCATTGTCACCATAGGCAAGAGGAACCCATTCTCCGTCAAGAGAAACCACAGGATGCTCAATTGAGCGATCCCACATGAGAACGCCATCTTCTGCGGCTGAGTCTCCGTTGGTTAAACTTCTTAGAACATCTCTTGTCCTAGTTAAGAATGCATTTAACCTTTCGGCCCATATCTGCCAATTTCCTGTATTTGGATTTGGCGGTAGAGGCGAACTCAACGGTTACCTCCTGGCTTGGCCTCGATCCTCATTACGCCAGACCTCCAAGCAGTATTTCTCGCGCCGTCAACGCGCATCCTGACCTGCCTCCCGCTAAACCTAACGTCAGTAGGATTTGACATGGTATACGGCCCAAACGACGATTCTGAGTCATTTGGATAAAACCTAGTTTTAAATGTTACGGTCACGTCACCTTGTGTTTTCTCGTCAGGTATAAGGCTTGTAACTTTCATTATGTTATCGCCAGCGCCAAGGCTTATCGGGCCGGTTTCGGCAAAAACATCATAAGATCCATGCCCCAATTGCTCACTTAACTCTTGGTCGTAAATGTTTCCACTCGCGTCAACCCATATTGGATTTGTGAAAACTCCCCTATCAACGCCGCAAGTCCTGTCGATTTCGCCTATTTCCCAGTGTTTTTCAAGGTAATCAAAAGCTACATATTTGTTGTTCTCTAATGAGTCATTGCTTGGATAGAACCACCATATTTCGCCATACTGACTGTTATGTACAGCGTATGTCTTGCTTATTTGGTTTTTGTTTATATCAGCAAAAACATAATCAGATACGTCACATGGAATCTCTCTTGCTATAGATCCATCGAACATAAAGAAGCCTCTTGCCCCCATCCAAAAAGCGCCATCGTCAATTGACGCTATTGCTTTTCGAGATACAAGACCGCAAGCTGTTCCAACTCTTTCAAACCCATAAACAAACGGTGGCCCTTGATAAGTAGCAGAATGAGCGTCGTTATCAGTTACGATCAAAGTTTTACCTCTAACTCTAGCGGCGGCCATGATTTGGCCATTTGTCTGCAACTCAATGTCGCCAGCTTCGTTTGTAGCGTCTGGAGTCCACGTCGTGTTGTCTTCCCTATCGCACCACTGCACCTTTCTCGGATTACTACCTGCTCCAAGAGCAAATAAGAATCTTTCTTCTGTAACTATCAATCCTAAGTTATCAACAGGTGCGTTTGATATCTGAGCGGCTACAACTCCAGTATCAAGTTGCCACTCATATAACTTGCCATCTTGGGGAGAACAGGCGACGAGATACTCGCCCCAGTTATCCAATGACCAAGTTGTGGCCTCCTGAAATACTCCAGTATTTGGTCTTTCAACTCCGTAGTATCCAAGACCATAATATCCACCTCCATATCCAAGATTGACTGCGGCATCTTCTGATCCTGCAGTTAATCCAGATGGAGTAATCTCAACTACAGTTCCAGACGCATTAACATGGAACAATTTTGCATAAGTTCCGGCAACTATGTGGCTGTCATCTGAGTTATCAACCCAAGAGTGCATTCCTCTGGCGGCGGCATCAAATGCAGAAGAAACTCTGGTAGACCAACCGCCTACAGGCCTCATCGAGCCGTTATGCCAGCGCACTAAACTTGCATCTCGCCATCTGTTTGATTGCTCAAATTCTGTGCCGTTTCTAAAGACTCCGGCCTGTATCTGTAGTGGTATTAGAGCCATTTGTTACTTCCTTATTAAATCTATCACATGACCTAACA